ACCTATTCTATTATTAGATGTATCAATACATATTAAATTATTTGATGGTGGACTATAAGTATAGTCTTGTGAAGCACTATTAATTGCAGTAACAGTTTTATTGTAGTCACTGTTTGACATTAATTTATAATAATTATAAATTATTATATATATTAATAATTATAAATTAACTAATTAATATAAATAATGCCAAATTATGTTATACATAGGAATATATTCAAATTATGAATATATTCAAATTATGAATATATTCAAGATATGACATTATTCAAGAATAATCAAAATAATATTATATTGAAACTAAGTTACAAGATTATAAGAAAAATCATAATCTTGTGTTTTTATTATATATACTAATACACAATAAGGAGGCATATTTTCATGAGGCACATTATTTCCAGTTGCTCCGGTATATCCACCTGAGTTATATCCTCCGATCCAGTACCCAGACCTACCCCCTGAATCTTTTTGATTATGTCTACCTGAGTTTGATAAGTAGCTTAATGTAGCGTAATGTGAATGACTTGGTAGCTCCTGATATGTTAATGTAACCTCTTCTGCACCCCCAGTAGCGTCAATGTTCCGAGACCCACCTCCTCCCAAGATAAACCTATTTATTAAGTTAGGTCTTCCATTAATTCCATCACATAGAGCCCAACCATATGGTGTATCAATAGAATTATATGCAACAATTAGTCCAACAGGAATAGCATTTTTAATATGTTGTATAGTTGCTACTCTTATACCATTAATAGTAATAGCATCTTTATTTATATTTGTAGTAGTAATATTAATTCCTTTAACATTGGAGTCAACATTAATATTAATAATATTACCACTGGTAGCATTAGAATTAATTCTAATAACACTTCCACTTATAGTATTGGCATGTATTATACCCTTGCTAATATCTAATAATCCAGTTACAGTAATAGCACTAACATCAATAGTATTTGCTTTAATCTTACCTTTACTAATATCTAACAGTGAACTTACAACAATAGAACTACCGTCAATAGTATTTGCTTTGATATGACCCTTACTAATATCTAACGAAGAACTTAGCATAATAGCACTAAGGTCAATAGTATTTGCTTTAATGTGACCCTTACTAATATCTAATAACGAAGTTAGTGTAATAGCACTAAGATCAATAGTATTTGCATTAATGCGCCCCTTACTAATATCTAATAAAGATGTTATAACAATAGAACTACTATCAATAGTTTTTGCTTTAATGCTACCCTGACTAATATCCAATAAAGTATTTACAAAAATTGAACTACTATCAATAATATTTACTTTAATGCTACCTTTACTAATATCTAATAAATCACTAATAGTTATAGAACTTGTGTCAATAGTTTTTACTTTAATAGTACCTTTGCTAATATCCAATAACGCACTAATAATTATAGAACTTGCGTCAATAGTATTTGCTCTAATGCTTCCCTTGCTAATATCTAATAAATTATTAATATTAATAGCATTAGCGCGTATGCTATTGCTATTAATTTGTCCAAGACTAATATCTAATGTTTCATTAATAGTAATATTTTTTGCTTTAATTTGACCATTACTAATATCTAACATAGTAGTAACATTAATAGTAGTGCTATTAATATTGCTTGTATTTACATAATCAACATTAACAGAACCGCCCGGAAGAGTTGTAAATGAGTTAGCAATTATAGATGTGGTATATATATTAGTTGCCCTTATATGTCCATTACTAATATGTAAAGAACATAATGGATCTAATGTATTAATACCTATTCTATTATTAGATGTATCAATACATATTAAATTATTTGATGGTGGATTATAAGTATAGTCTTGTGAAGCACTATTAATTGTACTTACAATTTTGTTGTATTCACTATTTGACATTTAATAATTAATAATAATTTATAATTATTAAATATTTTAATAATTAATAATTAACTAATTAATATAAAGCAATATCGAAGTCTATGGTATTATATTGAAGCTAAATTATAACATTGTAACAAAAATCATAATCACGCGTTTTCATTATATATATTAATACATAAAAAGGAGGCATATTTTCATGAGATGCATTATTTCCAGTATTACCTGTATAATGTGAGACAAATCCGGTGTTATTTACACCCTGACCACTCCCACTTTGAGTTGTTGTACTATCTCGATAGTATAAACTGGAAGCACCACCATGTGTATGTTGAGGCATGTCAGATATACCTAAAGTAACCCGTTCGGCGCCCTCAGTAAAGCCAATGTTCCGAGTTCCACCCCCACCTAAGATAAACCTATTTATTAAGTTTGGTGTTCCATTATTTCCATCACATAGTTTCCAACCGTATGGTATAATAGTAGAATTATATGCCATAATTATTCCATATGGAATAGCATTTTTAATATGATCTCTTGTTGCTACTCTACCATTATTAATATTAATAGCATCTCTATTTACATTTGTAATATTAATATTAATTACATTTTCATTTGTATTGGTACTAATATTAATAATATTACCACTAACAGCATTGGTATTAATTCTAATAGCATTTCCACTTATAGTATTGGCATGTATTATACCCTTGCTAATGTCTAATAATCCAGTTACGACAATAGCACTAACATCAATAGTAATTGGTTTAATGTTACCTTTGCTAATATCTAATAAAGAGGTTAGCGTAATAGAACTAACATCAATAGTATTTGCTTTAATGTGACCCTTACTAATATCTAATAAGGTGCTTAATATAATAGCACTTGCGTCAATAGTATTTGCTTTAATGTGACCCTTACTAATATCCAATAACGAAGTTAGTGTAATAGCACTAAGATCAATAATATTTGCTTTAATATGACCTTTACTAATATCCAATTCATAAGTTAGTGTAATAGAGCTAAGGTCAATACTATTTGCGTTAATGTTGCCTTGACTAATATCTAATGAATTACTAATAGTAATAGCATAAGTATTAATTACATTACTAAATATTTTACCCTTACTAATATCTAATGAATTACTAATACTAATAGCATAAGTATTAATTACATTACTAAATATTTTACCAAGGCTAATATCTAATGAATTACTAATAGTAATAGCATTAGTATTAATTGCGTTACTATATATTTTACCAAGGCTAATATCTAATGAATTACTAATAGTAATAGCATTAGCACTAATAACATTACTAATTATTTGTCCACGACTAATATCTAATGAATTACTAATAGTAATGTAATTTGCTTTAATTGGTCCACGACTAATATCTAACATAGTAGCAACATTAATAGTATTACTATTAATGTTTTGTGCAGTTAAATAAGTAACATCAATATTATTCTCTCCTTGAGAATTGTAATTTTCAGAAAATACAGTATCAGCTGTTATTGTGCTAACATCTATATTACCATTTACTATATGTAGGGAATATAATGGGTTTAATGTATTAATACCAATTCTATTATTAGATGTATCAATACATATTAAATTATTTGGATCAGGACTATAAGTATAGTCCTGTGAAACACTGCTTAATGTGCTAATTACTTTATTATAGTCACTATTTGACATAAATAGTAAATATTTATAATTTATAAATATTTAAATGTTATCAAAATAACTAATTTTTTAACTTAAGAAATTAGTAAATTAAGAAATTAAGAAATTAAGAAATTAAGAAATTAAGAAATTAAGAAATTAAGAAATTAAAAAATTAGTAAATTAAAAAATTAAGAAATTAATTAGGCAATTAATTTAGCAATTAATTAAGCAATTAATTATTTTCTCATATTAATTTATAACAATGACTAAAAAGCATATGAAATCGAGCGACAATATGTATCATATTAATGGACATAAGTATCAATTTTTAAATGGATCACGTGCACAAGTTTGGCACAATACAGCATATAAAACAAAAGGTAATCTAAAAAAACCCGATTTATTAATGAATAAGCGCGGACACGTAGTATCAAGAAAAGTATATAATCGTGCTAAACGCGAAAAACGTTTAGAAAAAGCTGGTTATTTTACTAAAAAAGGTAAATTTGGATGGGTTCGACATGACAATTCAAAAACAAAAAGAAGAAGTAGAAGTAGAAGTAGAAAATAAATAGTTAAATAAATAGTTAAATTGTTATATAAATAGTTAAATTGTTATATAAATAGTTAAATAGTTAAATAGTTATATTAATAGTTATATTAATACTACTTAAGAAAATAACAATACTATTATTATAGTTTGCTATAACTATCCTATCTATAATAAATTTCTTATAATATATTTATAAGAAATATTAATTAATATTCAAAATTTATATATTAATTAATACATTTTAGAATTAATTAAGCAACACTACTAAGAGATTTAGTATATGGATTGCTTTTAAATGCAGATAACAATGATTCATCCATTCGTGAACTATTAAAGTTTTGGTCATAACTTTGCATACCATTTACTTCTCCAATAAAATGCACAGATGGTGTAATGTTTGGACCACCATTATTTATAAGTCCTCTATTTTGCTGAAGCATAGACTCATTGCGAACAGTCGTAGAATTATTATAATTATTAAATAAATTCATAGAACCTTGATTGGTGCGCGATTCATAACTTTTATTTACATTATTTTGTTGTGCATATGCGTTATTATAAGGTCTCAATCCGGTTCCACAAGCATTACCAGAACCAATATATTCAACACTTGTGGTTGTTCTTTGATTGTCATAATTTTGATGCTGTGTTACTTGATAAGCATTACCTGTATTATTTTGTCCTTGAACATTCACATAATTCATATCTATTTTATTGGTTGTCATTTCTCTATTTGTTACTTTTGTTTTATCGTTAATATTGAATAAATGACCGGTTGGATTAATACCATTAACATTACCTGTTTGGCGTAAATTACCAATAGCATTTTCTTTTCGTGTTTGTCTAAAAATATCTAACACGGGTGCAATAGATGCTTTAACCATGCCATAAACACCACCAAAATCAGTTGTTTCTTTGTCTGTGTTTCTATTATTATTGTAAATATTATAACTATTGTATCCATAATCATTTGGATTAGCACCATTTGTTCCACTTGCACTGGCATTAATAATTGGTAGCTCACCAAGTGATTGTTTTTTCGAATCTTCAAAATCTTGCTTAATATATGATGCACGTCCAGATTCATTATTTGAAGTTGCACCATAATATTCACGTGTTGTGCTAATTCTATTTTCCATTGGAATTACTTGTGTGCTTCTAATCGGAGGTGCTTGTTCTACTCCTGTTGTAGTAAACCATCTGGTCGGACCAGATTCATATGATTTATCAGGTAAATGTTTTTCAACAACACCGATTTTACTATTTGGACCTTGCATTTTTATTGGGTAAATTGCGGGACCTTGATGACCATCTAAATTATAACTCATTTTAGGATTAGTATCAACCCTTAAATCATCTACAGACTTAGGCATCCACGATTCCCGCGCCATCATGCCTGAATTAAAACCATGACTGCCTTCAATACCGCCACTATTAAAACCATCGCCATTTTGAGAACCATATCCTAAATTAAGTCCTGGTCCTACTCTTTGTTGTTCCCATAAAGTTACATTTGACATTTTCATAGACTCATTAATACGGGACTGAAAAAAATCACTATTATTAGGAGTTCCATTAGGAATATTTACATTGTCTGACGGGTTAAATAACGGTGCTATTTCTGCTTTAGTAAAATTTTGACTTCCGGAACCTTGTTTTGAATCTAATATTGACTCTGTTAAATTAATATCTGCAATAGAGCCGCGAATTTTTGCTCCATAAAATGGTTTCATATTATTATGTTTAAAATCGTCACTATTAGATTGTTGTCCAGACATTAAATTAATATTTTTTGGTGGTTCTCTTAATATATTTGTTGAGTTAGCAATGAAAAAATTATCTGTTTGTTGATTTGGATTAGCATAACTATTTATTGAGTCATTATTTGTAACTATTAAGTCTGTAATATTAGCATCATTGTAATTATTAAATCCCTCATTTAATCTATTTTCTGTAAAAAATTCCTTTTTTAAAATATTATTAGCAATGTTTCTTTGTTTATATGTGTCTTTTTTTTCTTGTTCTGATAAAATATATATACTTCCTAATAGTACTATAGGTATTGCTAAAGCTGCCATAGTATTTTATATAATATATTAAAAATATTATTATATATTTAATATATTTAATATATTTATTATATTTATTATAAATAATATGAATTATTACATTAGTTTGTAATTCTTCGTTGTATATCAAAATTATTGCTTAATTGATAATAATCTTTTTGAATTATTCGAGAACTAATATTATTATGAAAAGGAATACATATATTTTCTTGTGGATCTAAGTGTAAATAATTAAAATTATTTGGAATATTATTTTCACTGGAAAAATTATTTATTTCTCTATATATCCACGAAGGATGGGTTGATCGGGATTGAGCAGTTATTTCTTCACTATTTATGCTATAACTATTTTGATTATATAATGGATTAGTGTTTAAATAATCCACATAATTATTTTCTCTAATAGTATCTTTGTTTAATTTTCTATGCAAAAAATGTAATTCACTTTCTAAATCGGTCTTATTTTGTGATAAATTAGCGCCCCATTTTTGCATGTTAATATGTGGGTCATTTAGTAATAATGGTTTTTCCCCATTTCCGGGAACATTTATGCTATAATTTCCAATATTAGTAGTTTCTTCTAAATATTTTTGAATTCTACAAGGGTCGTCGTAAAATCTCGTAAACGCCATTATTTTAATATTATAATTATTATAATTATTATATTATTATAATTATAATATTAAAATAATAATAATATAATTATAACATTATTGTATATTCATAA